CCAACAAGTGTGTAATCAATCATCTGTCGATTATTCACATAGGCATTTCTTTCTGTAATGAAATTCCAAGGTGATAGTTTCTTGGCCTCATCATCACCAAGAATCTTTCTGAAACGATTGATGAGATATGGTATATCAAAGAACTTTGTATTCCAGCCAGTGATAATGTCTGGATAATTATCTTTGAAATGATTTAGAAAAGTTTTACATAAGTTGTATTCATCTTTGCAACGAATGTAAATTTCATCACCTTGCACTTGATATTCGCCACATCCATAAACTGTGATACCACCATTCAACTTACGAATAGCAATGGCGGTGATGGGTTCGTTTGCTTCGTATGGGTCTGGAAAACCATTCTCCGAACCAACCTCAATATCGATAATGGCAATGGCAATTTTATCGAAGTCGTAATCAACCATGCCTTGGTGTTGACCAGCAATAAAGGCATATTCAAAACGAGTTTGTCCATAAATCTTTGAAGCGCCAGAAACACCGTCAAATTGCTTGATATAATCTCTGGCTGCTTTGATATTTTGAAATTTCTTTTCGTCAAGATAATCACCTTCTAAGTTTGTTAGATTGGTGATTTTTTTGGATGGTATGAATAAAGACGGAGTATATTCTACTTTTGTCTTAACTCTTTTGCCGTTTTGAATGCCACGATAGAGTATGTTACCACCGATACTCTGAACATTAGTATAAAAAGAACTCATTAACCTGTGATTAGTGATTTGGTTGGAGGAAGAACAATACCAGAACCAAAGATTTGGTTATAGTTGTTTACAAAATCTTCTGCTGGTGAATAAGAGTATACTACATTCTTCTTATTCAAGGCAACCGTGGCACCAGTCTTTTGTTCAGCATGAAGTGGAAAAGGTGCAAAACCTACGTTTGGTTGACCATCTTTACCACGAACAATTGCAATTCCTACTGGATTACATACCACAAATTCTGTTTCAGATTCAGATTCAATTTCACCTAGAATTTCTTCTCCGGTGACAAGTTTTAATGCCAAAATCTTCATTTATTATCTCCTTGGTATAAATAAGTATGTATTGATGTTTATATTGATGATTTACTGATTATATAACAATAACCAACAATTGTCAATATAAAAAATGGATTTTTTCAAATTAGTAGCCGAAGTTGGTTTTCCCATTGCCGCAGCATGTGGTGCAGGCTATTTCGTGTTTTTAACCCTAAAGTTTATTTTACAGGGGGTTATGTCTTCCGTCAAGGGGTTGAGTGGTATTATTACAGCCTTAGACAATCGTGTTAAAACCATGAACCATGATGTGATTCGAATTGATACTTTGGTATCCAATGCGTTAGGTGTTAAACCTGATGTCGACCGTATTGCACGTGCAGATGGTAAAAATGATGCTCGGAGAGATTAAAGAAGTACCATATAACCGTGATAATTACATGATAAGAAAAAAATGGTGGATTGAACACTATATGAGATTGTGTAACCAAGAAATTGAAAAAAATAAGAAAATGAGAAAAAGAAATAATGGACATAGCAGAAATAATTAACAAATATGGTTTTCCAATTGTTGCTGCAGCTGGTATGGGATATCTCATATATTATGTTTGGAAATGGGCAACACAAGAAATAAAGCCAGTATTGAGTGAAGCGAGTACCGTTTTAATTGCTTTGATTGACCGCATTAGAATGTTGGATAATGATTTGATTCGACTAAATCAGAAAGTCAACATCGTTTTGATGTTGCGGGAAATTAGAGATGAAAAAGAACAAGAAGAACTTAATAAAAGACTCGATAACGATAAGCCTAAGTAGTTTGTTTTTGTTTTACAATTCAGCATTTTCTGCTGAGTTGGTTCATCAATTTAACTCACCCTCTTTTTCTGGCTTGGGTTATTCCAACCACGTTATAACCATTGAACAGTTGGAATCCCAACGCCGTCAAAAATTAAGAGATGAGGCCAAAGCAGCTTCAGATGCAGCTGAGAGAGCTGCAAGAAATACCAATCTTGCGAAGTTTTTAAACAATATAGAATCTCGTATTTACGCACAACTTTCTAAACAATTGGCTGACCAAATGTTTGCTGAAGGTGGTGCAACACAAGGCACTATGAATTTTCAAGGCACTCAAATGTCTTGGGTTAATCTAGGTTCAGAAGTTCAACTCACAATCACAAATCCTGATGGGACACAAACAATAGTAACCGTACCTATTGGATCATTTGGATTCTAAAATGAAAAAAGTTTTAATAGTTTTAGTTGGTTTGTGGCTAACAGGATGTGCTCAATTACATATGCATTTTGCACAAGAGGAACCTGTTGAATTAAAACCAAAAGAAAATTTAATGAAAAAGTTGCCTGATTTGGATGGACCACCAATAGTAATTGCTGTATATGGTTTTCAAGATAAAACAGGACAAAAGAAACCTAGTGATAAAATTGCCATGTTTTCTTCTGCTGTCACTCAAGGTGCAGAAGTATTTTTAATTAAGTCATTACATGATTCTCGTAATTGGTTTAGAGTTGTTGAAAGAGTTGGTTTAGATAACTTAATTAAAGAAAGACAGTTAATTCGTAATCAAAGAGAAGTCTATGAAGGTAAAAATGCAACACCATTAAAACCAATGACAGTTGCTGGTGTGATGATTGAAGGTGGTATTATAGGTTATGATAGTAATATCAGAAGTGGTGGTAATGGTGCTCGATATCTTGGTATTGGAGGTTCTCAACAATATCGTGTTGATGAGGTTGTGGTATCTCTTAGATTAGTAAGCGTCAATACAGGAGAAGTATTAATGACTAATGCTGTGTCAAAAACAATATTCAGCACAGCACATAATGTTGGTGTTTTTCGTTTCGTTGACCAAGGAACAAAAGCACTTGAATTGGAAAGCGGTAGTGCATTGAATGAGCCTACAACATATGCAGTTCGTGTTGCAATTGAACAAGCTGTGTATGATATGATTATTAATGGAGAAAAAAGAGGTCTTTGGAAATTTAAACAAAAGGAAAAATAAAAATGAAACTTAAAGCAATTGCTCTTGTTATGGCAATTCTTGGGTTTAATTATGCAGTAGCGAATGATGTTTACATTGAACAAGTAGGTAGTAGTTCAACTGTAACAATTACACAAGAAGGCACAGGTAACCAAGCTGGAAACTCAACCGATTCTCTTTATATTGGTTCAGGATCCAACGTAATTACTATCGACCAAATTGGTGATAATAACGTATTAGAAATGGTTGTTAATGGTTCATCAGCCGATGTAACAGTTAATACAACAGGAAGTGGAAACCAACAAACTATCAATTGTGGAACAACTAGTTCTGCTGGGTGTTCAGGTAGCACAATCACTCAAACTGTTGATGGTGATGATAATATCGTTACACAAAACTTAGGCGCAGGTGCTAATCACACCAGTAATATTACAGCAACAGGTAGCGATAATACAATTACCCACACAAGCACAGCTACTGGTACAACTACCATGAATATGACAATTACTGGTAGCACAAATACAGTTGGTGTTACACAATCTGGAATGACTACACAAAATGTTACGATTAACGCAACTGGTAATAGCAACAATATTACTGTCAATCAGTCAAACTAATTTTGCAGCGGTAGGTAAAGTTACAGAACAAACTGGTCCGACAGAAATAGTTCGTAATAAAAAATCAATATCCAGTAGTATCAATACTGGTATTGAAATGAATGATACTATTGTAACGGCAAAGGCGAAAGCTAAATTAACATTTGAGGATAACACGACAGTCAATATCACAGAGCAATCAAAACTCGTGATAGATGACTTCGTGTATGATCCTAAAAAAGGTGCCGGTAAATTAGCAGTAAAAGTGGCATTAGGTACAGCACGATATGCTTCAGGCCAAATAGCAAAAAATAGTCCACAAGCAGTTAATGTTCAAACACCAACTGCCACAGTAGCAGTTCGTGGCACAGATTTTTCTATGACTGTTGATGAGTTGGGTCGTTCTTTGGTTATGTTGTTACCATCTTGTGATGAAGAAAAAAAGAAATGTGTTACTGGTGCAATCATTGTAAAGAATGATGCCGGTGAAGTTTTCATGAATGAACCTTATCAAACTACGGTTGTGGTTTCTTTAAACACACCACCAACATCACCTGTCATTGTTAACATTGACCAAGCCAACATAAACAATCTTTTAATCATTTCACCACCAAAAGAAATAAAAGAAGTTCAACAAGAATCTAAATCTGCATTAGATAGAAATTTTTTAGAAGTTGATTTATTAAAATTTAGTGGACTAGATGAAAATCAATTAGAAAACTTTAAAGAGTTGGATATAAACTTATTGGATATCGATTTACTTGGTAATATACTTGATGCCGAAAATGCAGCATTAGCCGCAAGCCAAGAAGTATTATCAATCGAAACAAAATTATTACCTGGTTACAATGCAGCTTCTGGTGCTCGTTATTTTTTTAATGACGACCAATCAAAAATAAACTTTTGTAAATTTAGTGGTAATCATACTGCTTGTGTAATTGCTTCGGTTGATGAAAGTAAAACTCTTACATTTTTTCAAGATGGCACACCCTTAATACAAAATATCAATAAAGGTGGAGAATCCACAGTTACAATTATACAGCGATGAAATTATTCTTATTTCTTTTTCTTTTTGTTACTAATGTTTTTGCTGCCATAACTGATGCAAAGTTTAGCACAGCACAGATATTTGATGTGCAATGGAATATTAGTGGTGGTAAACTCAATGCAAGTGGATTTAACTATATCTATTCATCTGTAAATTATGCCACACAGACTAATCAAGCTGCACGATGGACAGCAGCACAGACGGCTGACGCTGGTGCAAATGGTCGATATATTGCCTTCTTCAATAGCACAACACATCCTGGAACTTATGGTATGGCCGTGTATAATAGTAATGGAAGTGTATATAAAATAATAAACAATACAGGATCCTTTAGAACATTGGCGGATGGTGCTATATTCTATAATGGTAATGGTATGTGGGGAACACTAATCACAACCAAACAAGGATATAATTATGGACAAAGTGGATCATTTACTATAACCCAACAATTTCCAACTAATGCTCAGTTACAAGCATACACTCCAGAAAGTTCAACACCATTGGCTGCAGGTCAAACTGCACCACCTCCTGCGCCAACATATTCAGCACCAATAACAACTGAGCAACAAAATAAAATTAATGCAGCTCGTGTTAGACAAACATACAAAAATGAAATTAACATTCAACAAATAGGACATTACAATAGTATTGATGTAATACAGTCTGGTTATTATCATCTAGTTGATATCAACGTTACTGGCGACACCAATAATATTGACGTATCACAATATGGTAT